CCGTAGGTCTTCATCGTTTATATACATATCAAAATGGTAGGTCATCGTCAATACTATCTCCAATTGGCGCACGTTCAACTGGCGCTACATACGGCTCGCTGAATGATGCTGAGAAGAAACTTCCGTTTTTGCCTTGCTTTACCCAAAGAGCCACCTCCATTTCTTTTCCGTTTACGTTTACCTTTCCTTTGTAGTCAGGTTGTTTCTCATTCGTCTTTTTGTCGTTCTTAAAGATTGCTCCTGTGTTTGTTTTGTTTTCCATTATGTTGGGTTTATATGTTACTGATAAATGCGATAATTAATGTAATGCTGATTACGGTAATAAGTATCATTGTACCTATTGCTGCGTAATATTCTCTTTCTGCGTTTCGCTTCTTGTTTTCGTAATTCTTAACTTGTGGCTTTACTACGGTTTTAACAATATGCTGCGCCTTTTTCTTGTATTCTTTTTCGTTTATTTTCATAATATAAAAATTAAATATCCAATTGTTATCCCTGCTAAAAGGTGCAGGAGTCGATAGTAGTCTTCTTGGTTCATTGTTCGTCTTTTACTATTTCTAATGTTCCATTGATTGAATAACCAGTCAATCGAATCAACTGCTCAATGTGGTAAAGTAAGTCCTCAAGAGTTACATCATCGTGTTCGAACTCATAGCTTGCTTTGTGTCCGTAGTGTGTGATTTCTATTTTCATTGTTCTTGTTGTTTAAAGGTTTTTACTTCTTGCTTCAATCTTTCGAGATACAGGCAGAAGTCCATAGCTTCGTCTTGAGCGTGATTAAGCCATTCTAAGACATCTAAGTCTGTTCGTGTTAACATAGTGCCGTACTTCTCTATTCCTCGTTGTGAGCGGTCATAAAACTTGCTCATCACTTTGAGTACAATCGGGTCTTCTACTTTCTGATTCATAGCATTTCCATTAAGGCGTTATAATACAATCGGCAGTCTTCTACACGAGCTTTGATTTGTTCAATTACTTGTTCGTCTTTTTGTACATAGAATACCTTTACCCTGCGGTTCTTAGGTATGTGTGAAAACTGATGCTTACTCTCAACCTCCTCACGCAAATCTAAATCCTCGTCAATCTTGTGCAGTTTCCAATGCGCTCTGCGGATTTCGTCCTCTACCATTTCGATAGGTGTATCAACAAGACAGTAGCAAAGCATTGACTGCTGCTTACCAGTTAGCCACATATACCCCTGTAGTTGATAGAAGTAGTCTTTGTTAGGTATTTCGGTATCAAAAAACGGAAAGGTAGTAGCATCCCAAGAGCTTTTAACGTCAAGCAATATATCTTCCGTGTTTACGTCAGGCGTTCCCTTAACCCAATCGTTCTCGAAATACTCTTCGTTCTTGTATATAAATTTGACATCTAAGACATCATTAACAAGTGAGATAGATAAATCCTCAACTGCGTTACCTTTGTCCGTGTAACGGCTTGAAAACTCCTTTCTGATGCCGTATTTCTCCTCTAACACAAGTTCGTGGATGTAAGTCTTTGCCGTTTGGCTTAGTAGTTCGCTTTTAGAACGTGGTGTCGCCATTATTTTACCAATGGCAGAACATCTAATCTTGAGAGTTTTCATAGTGCGTTGAGCATATCGGTTTGATTTTCAGTTAATGCAAACGATGCTTCGAGTTTCTCTCGTGTGTATTCACCTTTGGCAATGGCTTGTACTGCTGCGCTGAATCGCTTTTGGTCAATCGTAGGCAATTTCTTCTCAGTTTTTACTTGTTCGCCTGATGCGTCCGTGTCTTTGTCAGTTACTAAACCAAGTGCAGAGCTGAGTGCATATCTGCGGTAATACGTTACTCCCGAGCCAAATCCTTGATAGTCATTCATACCCTTGAGCTGAACGTAAGGAATCATACAAACCGACTCCATAAACTCACCGCTTTCGTGGAAGATAACCGTCTTGAGGCAGTTTTGCCCTTCTTGGTTTGTAAGTTGTTGGGTAAATCCGAGTCCGTGTTTCTTTAGGATAGGATTGATTACCTCAAAAATCTTGGGTAAATCTGCGTAAGAATACCCGTAGCCTTGTGTGGCTTTGTGAATTACTGGCACTTCCTGCTGAAATGCTGCCAAACTTTTAAATAAATTTTTCATAGCGTTATTATTGCGTGCGTTACGGATGCGCACCCCCCGTTTTGATTATGCTAAAATAAAATTGTTTGTTGAGTATACATAAACTTTTCCGTACTCTGCGGTTTCTAAACAAATTAAAGATTGAGTAAAAGCTCGTCCGTTACCTGTGTTATAAGACTTTTCTACTTTTGAATCTAAAATTGTTAGAGCTTCTGTTTTTTTATTTTTTTTAGGTGTCATTGCAAATTGAACTAACTCGTAATTCATTGCATAAAATTTCTCACTATATACTCGGTCAACTAAAATAGTCATACCCTTAAAAATTCTGTCACCTTTGATTTTTTCGATAGTTGTCATAGCGTTTTTGTTAAAAGATTATATGCAAATATAGATATTATATTTATATCTACAACATTTTTTCAAATATTTTTTAATAAATCTTCCATCGGAAGCAGTATGCCTTTACTCGTGTTGGAATCACCGCCTAAAATATCTCGGTTTGTGCCTATGTATTTTCTGCACATCTGCTTTAATTCTTTTGTTTCAATCAAGATACTTCGTGTTTTACTAAACCAATACACCCACCATTTAGCTTCAGTTGTGCTGATTCCGCTTTTCTTACCTCTGCTTTCATATTCTACGAATAGATTGCCTGTCTCATAGCACTTAAAATCACGTTTTACTTCGATTGTAGACGCTATCACCTCGCTTAGTAGGGTTTCATACTGCTGACCTATTTCGAGGTCGTAACGGAAGTCGCTATTGTATTTCATTTTTAATCTTGTTTTTGTAGGTTTTGATTATTTCTTTTAGTTCGTCTTTGGTAAACTTCCGTGTTATCCTTGCTCTTGCTTCAAGTTGATTGAATCTTTCAGCTCCGATTTTAGTTAGCAGGTTTGTTCGATATTCCAACAAGTTACCTGATAAGAAACTATTGCACCTTTCGCATTGCAGGTGAACGTTGTCCTCATCAAAGCGTACGTTCCAATGATTGTTAGCGTTCCAAAAATGACCTGCGTTTACTTTTTTTGGTTGTGAGCCACAACTGATACACAATTGAGCTTTATCTCGCTCTCTAATGTATTTGTTGAACACTAACTGAGCAGCTTTGACAAGGTCTTGAACGGTCTCTAAATCAGCTTTCATTTGCTTTTTCTTCTTCTGCCAGCTATTTACTTTGGCTTCCTGAACCCAAGCATCAACGCACATATTATTCAAGCAGTATTTTTGGTTGAAGCGTACAGGCTCAAACTTCTCTTTGCAGTTTTTACAACGCATCAGAATAATGTTTTTTGTATTGTTGGTGAATAATTAGCATCATATCTTGTGTTATCTCCTTTTGGATATTGTTTTAAATCAAATCTTTTACATTTCATTATATTATTTTTAAAAGACTTGCTACCTAACAAATAGACATATCTATATTTAGCTGGTCTTTCTACCTGATATAACAAATCTCCGTACTTTTCTTTTAATTTTTTTACTCTATCTTTTTCAAAAGCAAACTCATCCATAAGCGTGCGTGAATGTATATGCTCTTTTCCTTTTAATTTCCAATCTTTTTGAGTGTGACTTTTGCCAGTAAACATAAAATTTGTAGCTTGATAAATAAATCCATTATGACCTACTGATTTATCTGCGTAACTAACAATCACCATTGGTTTAGGAAGAAGTTTAAATGATTGAGATATAAAAAAACTATTAGCATTCTTATCCAAATCATCATTTGTGCAAAGTCTATTTAATTCATACACATAGTCCATATATGTATCACCAAATAAAGATTTTTTCATTGTCATAGGTATCGCATTTCCATAAGTTAAAACTCCAACCAATACATCTTCTTTGTACAATCCAAATGAATAAGTAAATGATGTCATTCTTTTTAAATAGTGTTTCTTCAATAGCCATTCTCTACATTGTTCACTATCTATACTTTTTACCACATAAGATTTCATAGCGTGTTTTTTTAGTCTAATTCAATTACTTCCTCAATCCAATTTCGAAACAAAATCTGCAACTGAATCTGCTCGTCAAATATTTTACCTGCCTTCTCTCCGTCTATTCGTAAGATGTCTCTATCTACTCGTTGGATTTCGTCTGCAAGCATATTTGCTTTGCGTTTGAGTCCTTGCTTGAAGACGTACTGGTCGTTGAGGTCTTCGATGAAGTCTGCCAACACAGGAAGACAAATTGTTAATGCTACTAATTTTTTTTCGATTTTCATATTTTATTTTTTAGGTTTATATGCGTTTAATCTTAATGCTTTGTGTTCGTCTTTTGTTAGCGGTTTTACGCCTGTTTCTTTAATCAACTTTTGCAGTTTAGTCATAATTCTACGTTTTTGTATTTGATTTCTTCTTGTAATTCTTGGTATGCTACTCGCAGTTGAGCGTTTCGTCTTGCCAGTTGGTTAAGCTCTCGGTTTAGAGATGTGATTTCGTCTTCAAGTAGGTTAATCACCTGAATTGTCTCAAGTAAATACTCCTCGCTTTCTTTGCCTCCTTTGATATAGTCTTTAGCTTCAGGCTTGTCCTTTTCTAGTTTTTCTCTAACGTTTTTAATTCGTTCTTTAACCGTCCATACGGTTGTTTTTGCGTATAGTATTTTTAGTGATAAGTCCATTTTAAAAAGGGTTTTGTGTTTGTATTTCTCTTGGTCTAAATTTTGCTAAAGGGTCTACTCCGTTTATTTGGAATCCGATTCCCGAATTGAAGTTGCAATAAACTGGCTCGTTCAATGCCGTATGCTTACCGCCTGTCTCCGTGTCTTTAACTTTCTCTACTCCTACCCAAGTTATCAGCTTCATTGTTTCGTGCTTGATTAAACGGTGAATTACAAACATATCATCGCATCGGTTGAGGAAAGCCTTACCGCCTTCAATGTGGTCTTTAAGTGGCGGCTTCAAATGTCCTTTCCATTCTCCGTCTTGGTATAGGTTGCCTGTTCTACCTGATTCAGAATTAGGATGCGTGTTTATGTAGATAGTCATTCCCGTTTGATTCACAAACTGCCTAGCTCGGTTCATAAACTCGTAGTTACCTGCAAAGCTCATCTCTCTATCAAGTCCCGTAAATGGGTCTATCAATCCTACATTAGCACCGCTCTGCTTAAATAGTTCAAGTATCTCATCAGGTTTGTAGAGTTTGGAGTTGTCTATGAAAGTAAAAAACTGCTCTAAGTACGCAAGGTCTCCGCTGATTTGATTGTGGCTAAGTTTACTGAAATGCTTGCCTCTATACATCTGAATCATATCTCGTAGGATTTGACCTTTCTGATTCTCTCCTGACCAAATGCAGAATGTGAGTTCGTGTTTAAGTGCAAGCGTAAGAAAGTACCAGTTTATCCAATACGTCTTCCCAACGTTGTCGTGTCCTAAAATAATGTTCAATTGTTTAGGTTTGAATCTTAGGTGTTCATCTAAGAAGCAGTCAAGACCGAGTCCTTGTTTGATTTTACCATCTCGCACATCCAATAGGTATTGTAGTGCGTCACCTTGCTTACTTAACATAGTCCTAATTTTCGTGCTAATAGTAATTCTTTAGGCTCTTCAGTCTCTTTTGGTTTGTTACGTTCTTGAACGTTTTTATTCCAAGTTGCTAATCTACGTTCAATACCCCAAGCCTTCTCCATTTCAAATCTCATTTTTTTACCTTTAGCATTGTGTTCAGTCCAATAAGCATAAAACTCATTAAGCATCTCTTTACCATAAAGTTCTAAAAAAGGTTTCAATGTATCAGCAAATTTTAATTTGCGCTCTTCTATAGTGTATTCTACTTTCTCTTTCTCTTCTTCTTGTACCAAAGGGGCTTGTTTACCCCCTTTCTCACCCCCTTGCAAAGGGGTCTTAGTTTTATCCTCAAAGCCTTTAACCTGAGCATCAATAGAATGTTTTTGACTAATGTATGCAAACTTTGCCATACCAGTCAACGCAGACTCTTGACCTGTAAATTGACGCAACATAACTGCGTCATAAAACGCAAGCCTATCCTTGTCGTTTAGTTCCATAGCTACCTCCCAATAGCTACGATAAAATTTAACTGCTTTTCTTTCACTCATCTTACTGCACTAAAATAAAAAAGCCTCGTCGGGTTTCGTGGTGCAGCACTACTCCCCAATGAGGCTAAAATGTTTTCTATGGGTCTGCACTCCCGTTCACAAATATAAGTCAAATACTTTAATTTGTTTCGTACTTGCCTAATTTTATGTGTCGCTGAATCTTTTTGAACTGAGTGTAAGTTTTTGCCTTTAGAACGTCTTTTTGCAAATCAGGGTAGTCATCTGTATAAGGCATAGTAGAACCGTGTAAGACGTCATCTATTTGCTTTGTAGCTATCTTATAGTCTTCGTATCCGAACCGATGTAAGTCTTCGTGTTGACGTAGTCCGTGAATAATGGTAGCGTGATGCTTACCTCCAAACATTTTGCCTATTTCGTCTAAGGCAAATCCTAAAACACGAAGTTCATTATACAGGTAATACCGCTTGTAAATATACTCCCTGCTGCGATTCTTTGACCATAGCTTATTCTTGTCTATAATCTCTTCTATTAGTTCTAATTTAGTCATTTCGGTTCTATTGGTGTTACTATAAATTTTCCGTCATTGTATCTGCCTGTCGTAAGTAAATCGTGTTTCTTCCAATAGGCTAAAGACTGTGATGTAAGTA